TTAGGTAATTGCTCTCTTATGCTTACAGTTATCTCCTGTGTTATCCCACAGCATTTGAATTCATAAGTAGCCATTACCACCAATAGTTCTCTTTCCAGAAGTCCCATGCTTTGCATGGACTTCCATAGCGTGTTTCTGCATATCGTACTGCCCATTCTACCTGTTCTAATGGACTTAAATCTCTTACCTTTACATTCATAAACTGCCAAGCACCTGAAGCACCAGATAATCTATTTATAGCATCGTATCTAACGTTTGATTCTTTTAATGCAATCTTAAATAGACAAGAAGCTTCTACTTGGCTTGTTAGAAATGATGCATATCTAAATGGAGTTAGTTCTGTTTGGCTGGTTGTCGCCTGACCAGCAGGCGCCGCACTGCATAGAGCTATCCCAATAGCGCAGGCTACCCCCCGAGCTAACCGCTTCAAGCGGCTCGGGGTGAGCCCCTGATGGGCTCTAGCCATAAGCGTACCATACGTGTCAAGTTTCCACAGGTTGTCGGTGTGTCGTGAGCGTGAAATCATGTTTTCTCCTAAGTTATCCACAGGCTGTTGATAAGTCATTACTTACCTTTGATTGTTATCAAGCACCTCACAAACTTCACATACTCGCCCTAGAACTGTCCATGTTCCACAACCAGTGCATCTTACGATCGCATCACTTGGGACTTTATCTTCAAGTAATGGCATCATGTCCCCTAGTCGTGCTATAAACACATAATCTTCAACGTTCTCGCCTTGACCATTACAACGCATTACAACAAACTTTAGTTTGCCCTCATCGCGTTTCTTTTGTTGGTCTATCCATGCTTTTGGCTGAAATGCAGCTCTAGCCTTGACCTCAATATCAAACGGAGTTCCAAGCACATCGCTGCCAGATGCCCCACTATTTACTACGCTTGCGCTTCCCCATCGCTCACGAAAGTAGTTAGCAACGACATGCTCGGTTCTCCTGCCTCGTAGCCTACGACCATTATTCGTCATAAGTCAAACTTCGCCTTTACCCTTGCAATTTGGACAAACTATCCATTTTCCATCAATCTTGATATCACCTGATCCATAGCAATCATCACAAATTGTTAAAGGGCTCATGACTTATTCACTCCATGGCAAGATGTACATTCCCAAATGGCGTCAGCATCGGTCTGTCCGCCTACATTGGTAAGCTCGTAGTTTGGTCTAGGGTTGTTGCAAGTATCGCAAACCTCATAAATTGTAATTTCATCATCTTCATCAAACAAAATTTCTGTTCCATCTGGTCTTGTAATTCGTAGGTAGCCCATTAGTTCAATTCTCCATTCTGTACCATCGGCTTTGGTGGAACCCAGCGCCCCGTATTGTCTTTGACGTACCAAATTGCTTTACATTGCTGGTCGCGTGGAGCGCGGCAGACATAACCAAAATAAGGCTTATTGGTCTTACCCACGCCATCTTGCTTAGCCATTTGACCATGCTGGCACATTGGTATTTCCTCAGGCTTCATGCCATCATTTAATTGAGTTAATGCTTCATCTAAATCAACAGGCATTTCCTTTTGCTCAATAGTCCACGGATCTGACGGCTTTTCAACCGGCACTCGTTCAGCCACTCTTTGCTCAAACTTGTTTGGAGTGCTTATTGGCGCATTTGCCACTTTAATCATTTCTGATCTAGAAGCTCTTTTGCCTTTAGCTGCAAATCCAGCGTTTGCCAAACAGCGCCCCAAACTGCTTGTCTCTGCATTTTCAAGTGCCGACGTAGCGTTAACTCCTCTGTCGCTAACGACTTCAAATGCCAATCCAGTTGCCCAAGGTTTTGCATCAAGCTCTGTTCGATAAATTCTAGCGATGACAATAAATCGTTGAGTAGTTGCTTCGATAAGTTCGGTCTCCACTCTTCCATCTGGATAATCTTTCCAAAACTTTTCAAGGCGTTCCTCCACTGTCTCGTAATCTTCTAAATTAAATGCCATTATTCGATCCATCTGGGTACTCTTTCCAAAACTTTTCTAATCGTTCTTCGACTGTTTCATAATCTTCTAAGTTAAATGCCATTATTCGACCTCATTTTCTGTAGTTGCAAGATGCGCTGCTTGCGCCAAGTAGCAAATGGCATCGAGATAATTATCAATATGCTGTGGAGAGTTGTATATCCTGGCGAGCTTTGTTGCCACCATATCAAGACACCATTGCTCTGCTGATCTTGGTTCTTCATGGATAAGAGTTTGTAGTGAAGCGGTCCTGTAGGCTGTGATGTCGAATTCTCCATATTTGCTCTCTCTTTGTAGGAGAATGTCGTGTGCTTCATTGAGAATATCATTAGCGCGCACTTCCAACCGACTTTCCGCGACGGAAGCCAAGTCCATGTCCTAACTTGTATCCGGTAGACCAGCCAAGCGCATAGCCAATAACTGCTGCTGCAATCATGGCAAGATATAAAACTAAATCTGTGTTCATTGTTTCCTCTCGTTGTGGAATTTCCACATGAGTAGGGTTGCAAATTGCAAGTATTTAAGCGAATTGAAATTCGGCGTGTCTTATAACGATTATGTTATCTATAAACCTTGCCATAAACTGTAAATGATCCATCGGCATTAACCGGAACCGGGATAGGGGTAACGTTCTTATCATAGACTTCAATAATGCCAAAGCCCATCTGCCAATTAGCGGCTCCAGCCTTTAAATAAGACGCTTTCTTGCTATCCATTAGATTACCTACCTCAAAGCCCCAAAGTGTCTTAAAACGCCCTTTAAAGCCCGTAGAAACCCCTTGTAGGCCAAGTCTATGAGTGTGACCACAAACAACGCTAACCCCAAACTTATTGGCTAGACCAGCTGCCGTACCGCCAGCATTGCGGTTCATAGAACCCTCATCGCCATGTACGAGAACCCAATTAGGCAGGAACTCAAAAGGCTTGCGGTGAAATTTAATGCCTAGTTCATCAAAGCCCATAAACTTCGGATAGTCCAATTCAGGCAACCCGCGCAGAGCTGGAGCGCCTTTGATTAGCGTGTGATAAAGCCGATCCGTGTGGTTACTACGGCAAATATCAGTCACGCCTAAATCATAAAGAATATCTTGGGTTAAAGCTCTATCAATGTCTAACGTATCTTCAAACTCTAAAGGCGTGTGCTTTGCCCATTTTGAAAGGCTCTGAAAATCTATTTCATCTCCACACTGTAAGACTTGGTCAAACTTCTCACGCTTAGTTAATTTGACTAGATTTTTAATTGCTTGTGGGTGATGGTAAGGAACTTGTAAGTCTGAAACTACAAGTATTCGTTTTTTAGTCATCATCCTCATCTTCATAAGGAGAGAAATCAGGATTATATGGATCATGCTCCGGCAAATTTGGAGTAAACCAATCAGGCCAGCCAGCAGATGCAGCGCACAAATATTGTGCAGCTTCTACATCAAATCCTGCCTTGCGTAGTGCAAGGTAATACTCTCGGATTTGGATAGCATGTATTTCCAAAGGAGTAAAGTCCTCTGTTCGTACAGTCTTAACGCGGCTTGGTCGTTTCTTCGCCATGTTTTGCACTCGCTATCCACTCAGTAGCTTCTATCAAATAGTAAATGCCATTGGTACGACAATTTCCATCTGCTAGAGCCATGACTTATTTTTGCAGAAGTATTTGGTAAATCTGGTCTATTTGTGATTCGACACGCGATAAGCGGTCATTCATGCTACCGCCGCCATTTGGCTTTAGCTCCGCGAGATAGTGCTTTACCAGCCATTGCACTAAGCCAATAAACGAACCAATAACGATCGAAGCAACAGCAGCAACAGCCGCTATGTCCTGCGCACTCACTTTTTCGTTGGTGTGGCATATCCAAATACGCCGGCTACTACTGCCCAAAGAATTGAGCGATAATCTAAAGCAAATTCTGAGCCAGCCCAAGCTGCTAGAAATGCGCCAACAGTTAGTACATAAGGGTTTTTCATAGTTCGCCTTTCAGTAGCGGAATTTCAAAAGGAGTTTTATCCAAATCGCCTTTAGCAGTAAAGGAAATGTGGATGTGGCTTTCGTGTGGGTTGGTGCCTCGATACTTACGCCACTTCCATCCCATAATGGATGAAGCAATTTTTCCATTGTAGATGACATAGGCAATTCGCTTATCTCTCTTGGCGCATTGTCGTATCTGATCTGCAAGATAATAGGCCTCAGATTTATGGCGTGATAAATCGCGGTCAATGTCAATCGCCCGTACACATCCGGTCTTATCTGGATTGTGATCTGACTTTTCGGCGCGGTGTTTCGCATCGCCTATCCAGCCATCCGAGCGTTTATCTCGGTCCGGATAGCGATGGTTAATGCGCTCACGCATTTCCTTTGCCGCATGACTTAACCAAGCGTTCACTTGCCTTTAGGTGCCTGTTCTTCCAAGCTCTTTAAATATGCTTGGTAATCTGAATTAGATTGATCACAAGGAATCCAAGATGTAGAACCATCTTCAAAATCCTTAACAATAAATTCTGCTCCGTCTGCGCTTATTTCTTTATGATACATTTTATAACTCCGAACTAAATTGAATTGTCGCTGAAGTAGTATTATTTGCAAGCATACGACTAGCTCTACCTAAAGTTAAACCTGTAGTTGTAAATTCAAGTGAAACTGTGTTTTTAGTTGCTATATTTGTTGCAACAGCCGAAGCTGTATTAGCGGTAACTCCCTCAGTTACTCTAAAATTACTTGCAGTTGTAAATGTTAAAGTTGGAGCAGTTCTCATCGTTTGTTTCAATGAAACCACACCAATACTTGCAGTCGTAGAAATATTAGAGCCAATAGCAAAATATTCAAATGCGTCATCGCCGCCTAATATTTGAAAATATCTTTGGCAAGCCGCTAATTCACCTTGTTTTGTGCCTGTTGCAGTTTGGAATGGTGTTGCGGTTGAACCTGCTTCTAATTGAACGCCAGTTATTTCATAATAATCAGCTGCACCAGCAGTTCCGGTTGGAGCAAAAACAAAATATAATCCTAATTCAGTTGCTGTTGCACCAACGCTTGCAGTATAAGTAAATCTTTGCCAAGTTGTTGTCAAAGTGGCAGTTTGTGAAATTACTGCAACCGCACCGGTATAAGTTCCGCTAATTACGTTTTGATCTGTTCCAGTACCTGAATATAAAGCAACGGATAATCCGCTGGACGTTGCTGAATAATTAGCACCTTTACGAGCATAGAAAGATAAAGTAACTTGTTTACCTGCAAATGGAATCGAACGGTACCTGTTTGACCTGAATTACGTTGATAACGAAGGCAATACTGAATATTGGGCAAATTTGTTGTATCGTTTGTTAATTGTCTTGAAAGTGTGCAAGCTTGATTTGTTCCCGTTGCAGTTTGCCAACGATCCGCGCTAAAGCCGCTTGTTATACCTGTTGAAGCTGCCAAAGAAAATGAAGTGCCGCGTTGCCAAATGCCAAAATCGCCATTAATGATTTTGTTTTTACCTGCTGAGTATCCGGCAGACCATAAAGCGGTATCTACCGATGTTCCAAGACTACGAATCGCGGAAGCACCATTCTTTACTAAATCGGTATCATCCGGCGTAGTCCAACCATAGTTAGTTGTCGTTGCCATTATGTAAGCGCTCCTGTCGCGTTAGTCCATGTAATTGTACCAAGTACATTGTTCCAAATAGTAGTTCCAGCCTGGTTCCACTTCAGTGTCGGCTGGCTAAATTCCAACGGGGAAGCGTTGATGGTTAGGCTCACGGCATTATAGGAAGCCCTGAAAGTCCAACCCTCAACGTACCCATTGAAAGTTCCACCAGCGATATTGGCTGGTAAATTCTTAATCTGAACCGGAAGCCCCATAAACACATTTATGAGCGCATCTCGGTCTGCATCGTCTATTTCGTCATTTGCTAGCTGGAAAGTGATGCTCTGGAAATAGGCATAAGGATCATCACGCAAAGCAACATACTTTTGAGCAATGGTCTCGGCATCTGCGGCATTCTTAATATAAGAATTGGCCTCTTGGGTATAAATGCCGTAAGCAGCCTGAGAAGTCGTATTCTCATAAACGTATTGGTCATTGAATGAATTGCCATAGTTCAAAATATATTTATTACGGATATTGCCAATTTGGGTATTTGTGGCAATGCCATTCCATAAAGCATTATTGGCATCCAGCTCGGTAAAGCCGTAGGTAGCCTGATAATTGGCCCTATGGTCATCATCGGCATAAGAGATATTGCCGTTGGCATCTTCATAAATATAACCATTGGCGCTTGTTGCAATATCTGAGATAAGCGTGTAAAGGTTTGTATTTGATGCGCCGCGATTTACCATTAAGTAATTGCCAGGCTGGTCAATATCACCAATACCGATATTAGCCGCATCCAACCATTGCTCGGCTGGGTCCACATTAGCCCAAGTCTGAGAAGCTGA